GAGGAGGTTACCAGAATCGTGTACAATCACGCAATCGGGCTAGAGATGATATAGATATTCGAGAGTTGTCTAAAGCTTCTGTTGCGGCTAAATATACGAAAACTTTTCATCAGGATGTTAAAGAGGGTTTGAATGACTATAAAGGAAAATCTTCTGGTCGTAATTATGATGATCGTGAATATGATGAAAAGCAGCGAGAACGTGTTTATAAGAATTCTCGTTCTGGGGATGGGTCTGTTGTTAAGAAAGTACGTACTTTTGTTGTTTACGATTTATATGATCTTAAAAAACAAGCTCAAGCTCAGACCGGTGTTGAGATGGTGCCATGGGGAAAGGAGGCTACTAAAGCTCATCGTAGAGATCCGTCAGTTTTTGCTAAGACGGCTCAACAATTCTCTACTTATTGGGATCTTGGTTATCGCCCCTTATATAATACGAATTATCAGGTTGATATTCCTCATGAAGAATTTGCTGCTAATGCTCAAGCTTTTAGACGTATATTTAAAGTTATTAATTATTTAAATTCTAATCCTTTGTTTGCGGTTAAAATGCCTGAGCATTATGTTAAGCTTGTTAGTAAGTATTTGCCTAAAAATCATCGCTTTCAAGATTGTATTATTCCTTCCAAAAATTTGGAATTAGAGTTGGTTTCTATAGATCCTAAAGATATGAAGGAAGCGATTGACTCTCGTAGTAATTTTAGAGAATATCTTAATAGCGATTTTTATTATAATCCATTTGAAGTTTCTCGCGATGATCTTCATACTATGTCAATGGATGCTCTGAAATCTTATAATTATAATAGAGAGCCAATTAATAGGCAAATGGCTGAACTTCGAGAGGAGGCTTTTTTTATTGAGCCCCTCGAAGAATCTCATTTTATACATTTAGAATTTCCTGATGGTGTTAAGATTGATACAGTTATGCCAGTATACCATAAGGATGGTACACTACCTAAGTTACTTTCTAGAGTTGATCATTATGATATTGTTGGTACTGTTGGTGGTATAGAGGATGAAATGGATGTTTCTCATCCTATGAAGCATACTGTACTTAAAAGGAAATTAGTTGGTCCGGCTCATAAACCGGAAGAAGAGTCTAATGTTGTTACCATGAATGAAAAAACTACTCGTTGTCCAAATGAGTTGAACAAGAAGGAGGGATGTTTAATTGGTCCCACTTGTCCATATATTCATGGCGCTGGTATGGATTTGCGAGAGGAAGCTGTTTCTTATCCGCTTTCTCTACCTTTAAATGCTATTAATAGTTTTCCATTATTTTGGCTTCCTAGAGGAGAAGATAAGTATTTAAAGATAGGTCATTGTACTCGCATCACTGGTGGTGGTTTGATCACAGTTCGCCATTGTTTTTATAACAAAGATAATACATTAAAGGATGATATTGAGAGATTTTATGTTTTTTATCCTGAGAAAGGTTTGTATTATTCTGTTTGTGGAATTCTTTCTTTCTCGGAGAATTCCTTTGGTGAAGCTAGTGATATTGCGAAATGGGATGGTTGTTTATTTGATTATGTTCGTTTTAAAGTTAATTTGGAATTTGAGGATGTTACAAGAGATATTGCTTGTACTCCCACACCTTTTGATCACTCATTATCGCATAAGTTGAAGTGTGTTCGTTGGAATTGGGACAAAAGTTTTCGTTATACTGAGTTTACTTCTCCCCTTCATGTAAAACAGAATATATGTGTTTATAAAGATATGAATTCAGATCTTGGTGATTCTGGTGCCCCTATTTTTGATGCTAATAATCGTTTTGTCGGAATGCACCGACAAGGGTATCCTAACGCATGTATTTTGTTTAGTTCTTTTGTTCGCGATCCTCAGAAAGCTGATTTTTTGCCGTGGTTTAATCAAGGTCACCCTGCAAAAAACTGGTTGTCCCCATGTACTCAGCAATAGATTGTTATCCTAATGCTATCGTATTTCATAAACTTACCAATGGAATACATGGGGACTTTAAATCGCAACATAATGGTGAGTTAATTAATTTTTTAGGTCAGGAATTAAAGAATGAAGTTATTGACTTGCCTCAAGGATTTGCGAAAGCCATATGTAGCCGTCAAATGCTACGTAATGACTTTAAAAAATTCCTCAAAACTTATCCTTGGGCTCCTGATCCGATTGCTCTTGAAAATGCTATGAAAATTTTAGAATTAACTTTTCTTTCAAGACTTTCATCAAGCACGATTTCTTTTCAACGTGCTATTGAGGTAATAGACAAAACTAAATCACCTGGTTATCCATTTAATTCTTGGTTTAAATCCAAGCAGGAAGTTATTGATTGTCCTGAGGCTATGGTTGCCTTACAAACCACAGTGGATAACCTTCGCTTGACTGGTAATTATTTATTAGAATTTAGGGGTAAAAGATTTTATCATCCCTACTGGCAAGCGTCTCCAAAAAACGAGTTTCGTCCGATCGATAAGTTGAGTAACGATGTTTGTGAAAAACGTAAGACTCGTGTTTTTATGGCTGGTGATTTTGTTACACACATAGTAATGGTAATGCTATACTATGATCAGAATGAGAATTTGAGAGATTCATGGTTGGATACTTGGTCGATGTATGGTGTTTCTCTTTTCTATGGTGGTTGGAATCATATGTGTCAATATCTCAATTCTTCTTATCAAATTAGAGATATTCAATACACTTTTACGTATGGTGATTTTGCGCATTTTGAGGCAAGTGTTAAAGAACAAATTCAAACTTTTATATATCAAATGCGAAATAACAATGTTTGTTCTGATATGCCTCGCACCCATTTGGATAATTTGCAGAAGTTTGTTTTTAGTTCTGTAGTTTATTCTTATGTAATAGATCCTGATGGATGGTTGATTATGAAGTTTGGTTGTAATCCATCCGGGTCTTTTAATACTTTAAGTGATAATAAGTTTGCTAATATTTTGGTGCACTTATATTCCTTTTGTCTATATAATAACGGTAAATCTTTTGAGGAACTTTATAGGTTATCTCGATTACATCATCTCGCAATTATGGGTGACGATTCAGTAGTTCCCAAACACCCTCATTTTTCTAATGTGAGTCGTGATGCTCGAGATTTAGGCTTTAATTTAACAGAAGAAATGCCTCCAGGTCCGTTATTTTCTGGGAAATTTCTTAATTGTGGTTTTAAGGTTAATAAGCTAGGTTATTGGTATCCTGTTCCTAATTGGGACAAGATTCGTAGCGGTATATATTACGCTTTTGAGTCTCATAGTTGGAGATTAGCTTATGTTAAGGTTTGCGCTTATCGAACACTTGCGTATCTTGACGAATATCATTTTCAAGAAGCTGAGCGCTTGCTTGATTATATCCTTAAAAATCATAAATATGAATTAGAATTTGGAGAAGCTGCCATGGATTCAAAGTTAACTTATCTTAGTTGTCTTAGCTCTAAGGTATCCTTGGACCAGCTCGATTTTATGTGGACCGGTAGTGAAGTAGGTCCTTCCACTTTAAAGTAATTATTGTAATTGTATGTACAACTTTAAAGAACTCTCTTTGGTAAGGGGGTTATTCTATTTTAATATTTTATTTTATTATACTTTATGTCTTTGTTTTGTGATTTTTGGACAGAACATCGTTGTCACGTTTTATTGTCGTGTATTTCTTTGGTATTGTTGATTATCTGTATTGTTTTAGTCTGTCTTCGTGGATTTGATAGTGTTTATATTGCTCCAGAAGTTCCTATTGGTTATTCATCTTTTTGTTTTTATAAAAATGAATCGTACACGTAGGGCAGAAGATATTTTAACTCGCTTAGGCGAGCGCACTGGTATGACCGAGTGCGGAAAAAATTGGGTCATGGCATCTTTGGATCCTTTTCATGATACTCCTTTGGAGTTAAAGGGTATGCCTACTGGTGAGTCTAGTGCTTCTGTTGTTCAATGTATTAAGCAGACTACCACTATAACTGCTCCTTCTGGTATAACAACTGGAACTTGGGACGTTAGTATTGTTGATTGGCCATGGTCTACAGAAGTTGGCCTTTCTAAGTTGTATCAACAACAAACCTTTCAGTCAAGTAATCCTGGTATTTTTGGAAATACCAATTCTTTTGGTAAATTGATGACGGCTGGTTTGATTGTTAATGAGGATCCTGTAAATACTGGTGGTTTATGTTTTTATGCAGGTCCTACTGGTGCACAAATGGGAATTAATGGTGTCGCGGGTGCAGCGGCTCATGGTGGTGCCAGCTACTATGATCAAATTTTATCACTTCCTGATTCCTATCAAATTGGAAAACATCGAGTTGTCGCTAAAGGTTTTGAAGTTCATAATACAACAGCAAGTTTGTATAAAGGTGGATCTGTGCTTTGTTGGAGATCACCTGTTGCTGATGATACTGAGATGACTACGATGCAACAATATGCATTGAATGGTTCTTCTAGCTTTGCTATTGTTCAAACTGGAGTGCCTGCAGCTACTTGCAAAATTATGGATGGTCCTCCTAATAGCCCAGCTACTGCATTGTTGTTGCCTAATTCCAAACAGTGGGATGCTGAGGCAGGTTGTTATTGTGTATCTGCTTTGCATTCTACTGATGTTCCAGCTTATGAGGCTCAGAAGGTTGTCCCTATATTAAATGATCCTGATTATGTTCAAGGTTCTACACCTTATCAAGATGGACAATCTCCTTATTCAAGTCGTTTAGAAAACACTCTTAGTGCTTTAGGTAGCGCTTGGTTAGCTGTTAATACTAAATGTAATATGAATCAATTTGACTTGAATGGAGCATATTTTACTGGCCTTTTACCTCAAACCGTTCTTACTATTAATTATAATATTTATGTAGAACGTTTTCCAACTAATTCTGTTCCTGATTTGGAAGTTTTAGCCAACCCTGCTCCTGAACGAGACAATGTTGCGCTAGATTTTTATACTCATGCAGTTCGGAATCTTCCTGTTGGTGTTCCTGTTGCTATGAATGGTTTAGGTGATTGGTTTAAAGAGGCTATATCTACAGCCTCTAATTTTATAGCGCCTGCTTTGTCTGCTATACCTCATCCATATGCTCAAGCTGGTGCTGCCCTTATTCGCGGGGTTAATGGTTTAGCGAATGGTAGTGGTGCTCAAACTCAACCAAGTACTTATCAGACTGTTCAACAGGCTGAAGCACCACCACCAAGAATAGTCGAGCGTCAAGTTCAAGTGGTTTCTCGTAAACCATATGTTGCTACCGCTCGAGAGCGTGTTGCGCGTCGTCAAAATTTAATGAGATCTCGGATTGAGGTCCGAGGGATGAATAGGCGCCGGCAGGCTAATGATAACTCCAAAATTCGTCAAGAGATTCGTAAGAATAATCAATTTAGGAAAGAATTTGTACCTAGGATGGGTAAAGGAGGAGTATCATTTGTAGTTTAATTATTTTATTTTATTGGCCCGGAACTGTGATGCCTTTTTGGTTGGCAAATCCGTG